AGCTTGTAGATCTTTTAGATGCTGTACCCGATGAAATACAAGAAAGAATTATTGCAAATAATTTAGTTGAGTTTAGAAACTACGTTAATGGATGACCACACTAGAAGCTATAACTAATTCAGTTAATGATAATTATCCCCATCTTTTGGCAAATAATGTGTATATTATTGATTATTGTTTTTGGGACTGTGTTCGTAATTGCGAGCTACCGGTAAAAGAGCTTACTGAAGTTAAACCTTACCTAATATCTAAGGGTATTGTTGACTTTACGCTTGTAATTTTCTTTAGTGATAATACAATAGGGTATCGTCTAAAAATATGAAGCGCAATTTAATATGGAAAGCATTTTTCTCTCAGAGTGGTTCTGAGATAAACGAAATATCTAATAGGGTAGGTCGTTTTCCGGATGTAATTATCACTAATAAGAGTTTTGAAGAAATGGATAAAATTAATCCTGATCTTCTTGAAAAATGTTTTAATCGCTTTCTCTTCTTACCAAAGAAGCCAACTATACAAGAATATAAAGAAGCTATTAGATATACTGATATTATCACATTACACGGTTATCTTCGTATATTACCACCAGAGATTTGTGGTAGATTCAGGATATACAATGGGCATCCAGGTCTTATAACTAAGTTTCCTGAGCTAAAAGGTAAAGACCCTCAAGCTAAAGTATGGTATAAGCATTTTGAAACTCCTTATAAAATACACGGACATGTTATTCACGAAGTAATTCCAGAAGTAGATGCTGGTAAAGTAGTAGCAGAAAAAGAAATTTTTATTGATAATATTTATTCCAAATTTAATAGTCTAGGAGATTATATTAACTGTCTTCACGGATTAGCAATCGATAATTGGGTTGCCTTTATGAAAGGTAGAGTATTAAATAATAAACTATGAGAACAAACTATAAGGCTGCAATTTGCGGTGCTCATTCACAAGGTAAAACAACCTTAGTAAAAGCTCTTAAGGATGATATGTTTTTAGATGATCATCATTTTAGTTTTAGAACTAACTTAACTAGAGGTTTAAAGGATTTGAATATACCTATTAATGAAGGCGGTACATCATTGACTCAGTATTTGGTTATGGCTAGACATTTAGAGTATGGCTTAACTCCGGGTAACTGGATTTTAGATAGAGGTGCTTTAGATGGTATTGCCTATACAACTTATTTTTATGAGAAAGGGCAAGTCAGTAAAGATGTATATCAAGCAGCTTTAGTTATTTATGAAGAACTACTAAAGGTATATGATAGAGTATTTTATGTAGTACCTGAACTTGAAGTAAAAGATGATGGTGAAAGAAGTACAGGTAAAGAATTCTTCGATGGGGTTGTAAAGCAGTTTGATTTTTTTATTAAACATCATTCTATGACTGCAGATAAACTTGTTTATGTAATGGGTACAGTAGAAGAAAGAACTAAAATAGTATTAGATACAATTAAAAAAGATTTTACCAATGAGCTATAACACTAATAATATCGATAAAGTACTTGGACAAAGAGTAGACTCTCCAAGTACATATACACCAGAAATTTTGGTGCGTGAAGAGCGCCAACGTAACCGTACCCATCTTGATCTTGAGAACGGTAATTTACCTTTTGTAGGTTATGATATCTGGAACGGCTATGAATGTAGCGCTATTACAGATAACGGATTACCTGTTGCTTGTGTTGCTAAAGTGGTTTATCCGGCTACTAATGACTTCATTGTAGAGTCTAAGTCAATGAAGCTTTACTGGAATTCGTTTAATATGCAAAAAATGGGTAAGAATACTAAAGAAGTTCTTAATAACATTAAACAAACGGCTTCTAAAGACTTATCTCTATTATTAGAAACAGATGTTAAAGTAGAGCTGTTCTCCCAAGTAATGGATCTCAATACTGAAGGTCATCGGGAATCTTGGTATCAAGATTATAAAGAAGAGTCTTGGCCTGTATTAGAAAAGATTAAGGGTGCGGAAAAGATTGAGTTTACAGTATTTAACGAAGATGCAAAACTATTACAGGTTAATGATCAAATTACTGATACCTCTTATCGCTGTATGAGTACATTGCTTCGTTCTAACTGTAAGATTACAAAGCAACCAGACTCAGGTGATATTTTTATCTATTATAAAGGTTCTAAAGCAGTAACAGAGCGCTCTCTATTAGAGTGGATTGTATCATTTCGTAATGAATGTCACTTCCACGAAGAGATAATTGAGTGTGCGTTTAAGCGATTGTATGATTTGATAAAACCTGATGAATTATTAGTAACAGGCTTTTATGCGAGACGCGGTGGCTGGGACATTGTACCTACACGAGCCACCCACAAACATCTTTTAGACAAAAATCTTATTAATGCAAAGCACCCTTATTTTAAGTTTCCTCGCCAATAACCTTGATTAAAACAAAAACTATATTAATATAACTATATGAACTCAGATCAAATCATTGTATTCCTTGATAATATTCAACGTACCATCGTTGCTACATATGTAAGCGGTGACGATAATAGCATTACGGTTACCAAACCGGCTATCTTAAATGTTACACCAACACAAGAAAAGAAATTAAGTGTTCAGCTTTACCCTTTAATGTTTAGAGAGTTTTTTGCTGATCGAGATTCTTTCCCAAATTGGACATATAGCAAGTCTGCAATTGTGTTAACAAGTAACCTTAACCTTGAATCTAATCTCGTTGCACAATATGTAGAAATGTTCAAATCATCTCAAAATCAAGCTGCTCCTACTATTAAGTTATTTGACGCAGACGGTAACTAATCTTTATGGCACGTAAACCACGTACAGAAAGTAATAACGACGAAACGAAAGCTTCGTCAATGAAAGACATTTTTGAGGCAGTAGACGCACTAAATGCAGATGCGTCTCTGCTTTCAGATGATAATTCTCTCTCTATTGTAAACGATTGGATAGACACAGGTTCTTATGCGCTTAATGCTATATTTTCTGGGTCTTTATATAAAGGTATTCCTGTTGGTAGGGTTACTGGTTTCTCCGGTCCTTCCGGTGCAGGCAAGACGCTCATTGTTAATAAGATCATTGCTAATGCACAAAAGAAGGGTTATTTCGCTGCTGTATGGGATACAGAGGCAGCTGTGGACAAACAGTCTGCTGAGGGCGTTGGTATTGACCCTAAGCGCCTAAAGTACTATCCAGTAGAAACAGTAGAAGATTGCCGTAACCAAATTGCTACATTCTTAGATAAGATTATTGCAGCTAATGACCCTAACTTAAAGGTTATTATTGCTATTGATAGTCTTGGTAACTTAGCGAGTGCTAAAGAGCTTCGCGACGTGACTGAAGGTAAGGATGCAGCAGATATGGGCACTAAGGCCAAGGCTATGAAGTCTATGATGCGTGCACTCACGTTCAAAGCAGCTAAAGCTCGTGTGCCTATTCTGTTTACTAATCACATTTATGATAACCCGACTTCATTATATCCTGAACTGGTTAAGCGCCAGTCCGGTGGTAGTGGCCCTATTTATCTTGCTTCTTTGCTGGTTCAGCTTGCGACTAGAAACGAGAAAATCGACAAAAACGAAGGAGAAGAATCGATCGCAGTAGCACATAACGTTAGCGGTGTTACATTGTCAGCAATGACAGTTAAGAATCGTTTTGCACCTCCGTTCTTAAAAGCTGAACTATATAACAACTTCCGTACTGGTTTAAGTCGTTATGCTGGTTTAGCAGATATGGCTGTAGCGTTTGGTGTCATTACACAAACCGGTTCTACTTTCCAGTTAAATGGTGAAAAGATTGGTTATAGAAAGACTTGGGAAAACGATACCGAGTTTTGGGAAAAGAAAGTTATTCCTTTATTGGAAGAAACTTTAAAAGAAAAAGTTCGTTACGGTGGGGCACTTGATGGCCCGCCAGCTGATGAAAAAGTAGAAGCAGAAAAAGCTTAAGCTTCTTAACAAACAAAAAAGCTAAGGGAAACCTTAGCTTTTTTTATTTTATACGTTATAATAAAAATTGTGAAGAACAAACTTCAAGTCAACGCCGAGTATTTTGAAAACGTAATTGCATGTCAATCTTTGACTAATGCATATTATACTTCTTTAGTGTATGATCATTTAAAGCCGGAGAATTTTAAGTCTGCTGGTAACAAACTTATAGTGGGTATTATAAAAGACTTTTACTCAAAACGTAAGACCTTACCCACTATTACTGAGATTAAGACCTACATTAAGAAAGAAGAAGAAGCTAAATTAATTAAAGACACACTTATTAGTTATAAGCAAATTGACCTACAGGGTAACTTTGATGAATTAGTACAAAACACTGAAGCGTACTTTAAAGAAAAGAATGTTTATAATGCTGTATTAAAGATAGTTGATGATGTAACTAATGACAAAGCAGATTATGGTAAATTTTTACAGATGTTTGAAAAAGCATGTAACGTAACTCTTATTAATGATATTGGTTTAGATTTTTATGGTCAGTATCAAAAGATTATCGATGAACTAGGTACACCTAATGAAACGATTCCGACTGGTTGGAATTTTATTGACGATAAGATTGGTGGTGGATTAGCTAAAAAAGGTAGAGCTCTTTATTTATTTTTAGGACCAACTAATGTGGGTAAATCTATCTTTTTAGGTAACGTAGCGTCTAATATGGCTGAGCGTGGTTTGACTACTGTTCTTATTTCGCTTGAAATGCCTGAAATGATGTATGCTAAACGTATTAGCTCTCATTTATCAAAAATACCTATAAAAGACATTCAACAACAGATTAAACCTTTAGAAACATATTTTCAAGAAGTATCTGAACAACGTAAACAAAAGCTTATTATTAAAGAATTCCCACCGAAATCTATTACTATAGGTGGTATTAGAGCCTATCTTGAGTCTCTTGTTAAAAGTGGGATAAAACCGGATATATTGGTGATAGACTATCTTGGATTAATAAAAGCAAGTAGCGGTGATAACTCTTACGAGCAAGGCAAATCTACAGCAGAAGATTTAAGAGCTCTTTCTTACTTTTTTAGTATTCCTATAGTAAGCGCCATTCAAACCAATCGTGAAGGTATGGAGAAACCTTCCTTGGATACTGTAAGCGAATCGCTAGGTGTTGCTTTTACTGCTGACGTGGTTTGGTCTATTCACCAAGACGAAGGCGATCAAGAATTAGGTATTATTAAAGTAGGTGGTATTAAAAATCGTGTAGGACCGAAACATGGCGCTACTGCAATGAGAATTGACTACAACACGCTTTCGCTTTCTGAAGAAAGGGATTATATAGGGCTTGCTAATAACAATAGTGATGAGGATGAAATGTTAAGTATGGAAAGAAGACTTGAAAAAGCATCTAAGCAAGTTAAATAAGTATTGTGAGCGCCAAGAACATATACGTTTTTACTGACATCGATTTAGATGGATCTACAAGCCTGCTAACATTACATTGGGGGCTTAAGGCTAAGATTGGTGATATATCTTTTAAAGCAACTACGGTCAGTAATTTAAGAAGAGAATTGTTAAGATGGTTAGAAGAAAATAGCTTTAGTAGTTTTGATGAAGTATACTTCTTAGATCTCGATACAAGTAACTGTGCTGATCTTATAGATATGTCAAATGTCAATATTATTGACCACCACCTCACCCATGTACAGGCTGTAGAGAGGAAAGTCTATAAAAATGCCAAACTAAACATAATTGAATTCTCTTCTTGTGCAAAACAAATTTACAAGCATTTTAAAACCGTTACACCTGGGTTTGAGAAGAATTTAACACCTGAACAAAAACTTTTAATTGCATTAGCTGATGATTACGATAGTTATCAATTTAAACTAGCTGAATCATATAATTTAAATTGTCTATTAACTAATACACAAAAGACATTAGATAAAACACGTACTGATAAGTTTGTTGAGCGTTTTTATAGTGGTTTTAATGGTTTTAACAAACAAGAAAACAATATTATTAAAGAGTACATTGGCGGTAGAGATACAACTATTAAAAACCTACAGCTGTATACAGGTAATGTTAGTATTAGTAAGCAAACCATCAACATCACTGGCACTACAGGTATTAAGTATGTTAATGATGTATGTGATCATTTACTCAAACAATATGATTCCGATATAGTGTTTTTTGTTAACACTAACAGTCAACATGTTTCATTTAGAAAGAAGAAAAGCTGTAACATAGATCTTTCTAAGCTTGCTGCTAAACTTTGTGAAGGTGGTGGGCATGAATATGCTGCAGGCGGAAAAATTACAGAAACATTTATGGAGTTCGTTAAACAATTAACCCCGATTATAAAATAATATGTCTGGATCTGGAGTAATTGGTGCATTAGAACAAGCAGTACTCAGTAACCCACTGGATGCGCTTATTGAAGATGAAATAGAAGCTGAACTAGTTAAGTTTAGTTCATTCTGTTCAATGATACACAATAAAAAATTAAACAATGTTACAGTATTTTCTTTAATTGTAAAGAACAAAATATATAAAAAGATATATATGCGAATGATTCAGGTAGAAAACGAAAAAGAGGCAATAATACTATTTTTACGGTATAATTCTAACCTTTGCCGTAGCAAAGTTGTGAGAGAGGTACTACAATCGTAGTACTAATGAATGTTCCGCAAATTTACAATACATATTTAAGCGTTTCTCGTGGTTCTTTAAATAAACCATGGAAAGCACGTCAAGACTTCGAAGGTTTTGACAAAACACCCGATGGATTTATTTGCAAACGGTTAGAATTGTTTTTCAAAAAATTCCCACAAATAGATCCAAGAGAATTTTTTAGAGCACCTTATGTAATATACAAAGATGAGGAACATTTTCCTCTTAATTTTTATACTACCCAGAAAGCAATTGCTATATATACCACTGTTTTAAAACAGAAAGCAGAAGAATTACCCGATACACAGGATCAAATTAACGACATAAAGAAATCATTAAAGTATATTGCTAGTACTTGTATTGAAAGCAAGATTACTTTCAACCAATACTGTAATCTTAAAGAAGGATATACGTATAAGTCATTTAACGACTACAATAGTAAATTAATTAACATATATGTGTTGATAAAGTTGCCTTTTTTCGAAACACAGCTAAACTCTCTTAACCTTCAAGATAAAGAACTTTATTTAAAAGATACAGCTAATAACATTTCAAAATATAAAATGAGATTAAATACATCCGTTAAAGCAAAGAACTTAATCGACGAAGGTTTCAAATTAATAACAAAAACAACAAATAACATTGATAAAACTAAAAACTAAACTAAAATTATATACACAACTATGAAACCTACGTTCAACGCAAATATGTTCGATAGTATCAAAAATGCTCTCGAATCAGCTAAAACTAAACAAACAGGCGGCAATTATAAGAATATTTTTTCTATTGCTAAACCAGGTAGTTATGTAGTACGCTTACTACCTAATATTAAAAACCCTGGAGAAACCTTTTTACATTACTTTCACCATGGTTGGAATAGTATTGCAACTGGTCAGTACGTCAGTATAACCTCTCCTTCTACATGGGGTGAACGTTGCCCTATCAGTGAACTATATTTTAAAGTATTACGTAGCGGTACTACTGAAGAACAAGAACGCGCTAAAGCTAATTTACGCCGTAAAGAAAACTGGTACGTTAATGTTTATATAGTTAATGACCCTATTACACCAGAAAATAATGGTACTGTTAAAGTATTACGTTTCGGTAAGCAATTAAACAAGATTGTTGAATCAGCTATTAGTGGTGATGACTCTTCTGAGTTTGGTGCTAAGATTTTTGATCTATCTGAAAACGGCTGTAACTTACGTATTAAGGCAGAGTTAGTATCTGATAAGCCAGGTGCACCTAAGTACCCAACTTATACAGCTTCTAAGTTCTTAGCTCCTTCAGCTATTGAAGGTTTAAATGAAGATAAGATTCAAGACATATATGAAGGTATTTTTGATCTTGATACATTTGTAGAACATAAGACGCCTGTTGAATTACAAACGTTTATTGATACTCATTACTACGGCGAAGAAACAGCTCAAACAGCTGCCCCTGTAGTTGAAGAAGATGATGTTCCATATGAAGCGTCAGTACCTAAGAAAGCTACGCCAGTAGCTAAAGCACCTGCTAAAGCAGCCTCTGTATCAGAAGATACAGAAGTAAGTGACGACAAGGTTAAAGCACTTCTTGATGGTCTTGATGACTTATAATCTAAATGACTGAAGAACAAAGAAGACAGCAAATTATGCAAGCTCGTCAGCAGGCCATGAGGCCTGCTGCACCTGCTATGTCGGATGCTGAAGCTGAGCAAATAGCAGTACAAAGTCAAGGGCTAACCCAAGACCAAATGCTTGCTATTGCTATGGTAGGTAAAATGGTGTCAAACGATATAGGGGGTATTAAGAAAAATGCTGTTGGAGATTCTTTAAAAGTTAGTGATGTTGATATGTCTAAAGTAATGCCTTCGGGTATTGCTAAATCTATGGGTGTTAAACCTCAACAATTTCAACAGCCACTGGTGCAACCAACACAACAACCACCGAACACAGATGAAGAACCGTGGGTACTCGCTCAACCAACTGCAAATATACTTAGCTCTGTCACACAGCAATCACTTTCTGACCCTAATCAGTTAGAGTTTGATTTAAACAAGAAAGTTCATTATGAAGATATAATGAATGCTATTGATAAATTAGAGAACAAGGTTAATATGTTAACTGATAAAATTAACATATTAATTGACGCTAATAATAAAAAAAAACCGAAAATAACAAATGGAACTCAAGCTGGCTAAGAAAGATTTTGCCGACAATTTTTTAAATATTGTCAGTAAAGCTGTAGACGTTGCATGTATAAAAGTCACTAAAGACGGCTTATATGTACTATGTAATAAACCGGATACAAGTATTATCTTATTAGGTAAATACAATCACCCTATAGATATTGAAGAAGAGCAATCTCTTAATATTGGTGATATTAAAAAGCTATTGCGGGTTATTGATTGTATAGAAGACGAAAATGTTGTGTTTCAGATTAATAGCAACCATTTATTACATAAGTCTGATTCTATTCAGTTTAAGTATCATTTCTTAGACGACACAGCAATACCTAAAGCTTCAATTAAAAAGGATAAAGTAGAAGCTTTACAGCTTGATACGTTTTTTGATATAGATTACCGTAAACTTCAAGAGATACTTAAAGCTAGTTCATTCACTACTGAAACCAATAAAATATATCTTTACGGTCAACCTGATGGTGTGTATTGTGAATTAGGTGATAAAGAATCCGCTAATACTGATAACGTGTCTCTTAAAGTAACTGATAAAATAGAGGGTCAGCCTCTATTACAAGCAATACCGTTTAACTTAGATATTTTTAGAGTACTAACCGGTGTTAAGTTTGAGAGCGCAAGAGTGGGTATTAATCTTAAACTAAAGATTATGTCTTTTTATGTTAAGCCAACTCACGAAACAGAGTTTAAATTTATTATATCTGGATTAGTAAAATAATGGCTAATAAAGTAACAACTCAAAGCTACTTCATTAAAAGACTTAAAGACTCTGGTTATATGGTTTATAAGATCTTTGATCAGTTTGGAGAAGCTGACCCACGCACCTGGACTGTAATGATTGATCCGGGTAATGCGTCAGTATTCTGTACCTGCTATGTTAACCATCAAGGAATGTTCGGTGAAACGTTCTTTGAATTCTATGATGGCGGACAGTATATTCCTGAGAAGTTTAAGTTGAAAACCGACTCAATTGAGGTTATAATAAGCTATTTAGTAAAATACGGAATTAATAACAAATCAGATTTATACCAAGCAAAAACAATTTAATATGTCAAACGAAATTAACCACCCGACCCTCCCTACTGCTAATAGTAGTATGATTACTACAGAAGAAGATAGGAAAGCTATTATTGAAAAGGCTACAGAAGCATATTCAACGTTTCTTGATGCTTTACGTATTGATTGGCGTAATGACGTCAATAGTGCCGATACACCCCGTCGTGTAGCTAAAGCATATGTATGTGATCTTATTAAAGGTTGCTACGAAGGACCACCAAAGATTACTACTTTCCCATCAGATGGTTATGATGGTATTGTCAGTCAAATGAATATACCTGTGGTATCTATGTGTTCTCATCACCACTTATCATTTACTGGTGTTGCACATGTTGCTTACCTTCCAGATAAGAACGGGCAAGTTATCGGTCTATCCAAACTTAATCGTATTGTAGAGCATTATGCCCGTCGCCCTCAAATCCAAGAAGGTTTAACGGTGCAGATACATAAGGCTATTGACCAGCTTTGTGTAGGTAATCAAGGTGTGGCGGTTATTCTTAAATGCTCTCATACCTGTGCTTGCCATAGAGGTGTAAAGCATCATGGATGCGCAATGATTACTTCGAAGTTGTCTGGGGATTTTATGAATGAACCTGAAACTCGAAAAGAATTTTACGATTTTGTTGCGTCTGCAGAACGGGAGTAATAAATAAATATGGTGAGCAAAGAACAAAAAGGTTTTAAGGCTGCTAAAAAAAGCCCTCTTAAAAAGAAGGCTAAGCCTACCCCCTCATTACCAGCGGTGCTACCTAATAACAATCTCTCTGAAGAACAGAAGAAAATAAGAGATTTATTGTTACACGCTCAAATAGAATTTTCTAAAGTAAAAACTAATATTATAAAAGATAAACAAAA